TAGTGTGCGGGCGGCGAGGTCTTCGTACATTGACCCGACCTTCATCATGTTCTGGTACGGCGCAAGCTGTTGGTTCAGCATATCGCCGGATTGGGCCCCAAACGTCGAGATATTTGACAGGCCCTGCTGGCCGAGGCCCGCGAGCCCCTGACGGGCTTGATCCATGCGGGCAAGCTCGCGGCCATAATTGCTGTCAAGCATCCGGTTGGTGACATCGCCTATCGCGCTGGCAGCGGCTTTGCCGTGAGCGCCAGATCCATAGCGCCCCAAGCCTGACATACCTATGTCAGTCATCGTGCTGGTGTCTCGCTGCATACGATCAAGGACTTTATTAAAGTATGGCGAGGTATTATTGAGTTCTGCGCCGGATGCCGTATGCTGCCACTGGTTACCAACGCCCATCTGATAGTCTGACAAGCCACCCTGATTGACGGCTTTGTTCATCTGGCTGTAGGCATTCCCGGCGAGGTTGTTCTCGCCGGTCGCAGCGTTAGAGGCGTCCATGACGCCATTCATACCTTGAAGGGTCTGCTCTGAGAAGGGAACAACCATGCTAGCGGTATTGGGCTGCCAAGCCGAGCCATCAGCGTATATGTCGTTCGCGCCACTGAGCGCGGTCTTGATCGACGACTGGGCCGGTCCCCACGGCTCTTGGCTGGTGTTCTGTGTGGTTGTCTTCGTGCCGCCGCTCATTTCACTTTTTCCCTTTTGACCCTATAGATCGTCTTGATCGGCTCTAGGTCTGGCTCGTATCGTTCCCATCCGGGCCGTCCTTCAGTTATTAACCCGCTTGCCCCAAGATGGTCAGCCATCTCTGCAAGAAATCGCCATAAGTCCTTCTTGTAACCACGGTAATTTTTACCGTATAATGCCATTAAACGCAACCAACGTCCAGCTTCCCAGTTCTCTACGGCAATGACACAGGCTCCGGTCCCGCCTTTGGGGTCGACCCAAACCACAAGGTATGCGTCGCCAACCCGACACATACGGTAGAGATCGTGCGCCGATATATCGCCACCAGTGCGCTTGCAGGCGTCTGACAGGCCAACGCCGACGAGCCGCCATGTGGCGTCTACCTCGTTCAACGTAGCAAGGCCCATCATTACGCCTTGCTGTGTGACTTGTCCTTCTTGAGCCATATGTTCTCGTTGTGTGTGTAGTCTGGCTTGTAAGTATCAAACCTAATCGCGTCACCACCAAAGGCAAACGCGGTCTCGACCAAGAGAATAGTAAAGGTTAGGTCATCGGCGGCAGATGACGTAACCTTAATCGTGTCCTCTTGCTTGAGTGGAAGCATCAAGGCTTCCGGCAGTGTATACACTGTGTTGCCTGTAATGCTGTACGCACTTAATATAGAGTAGTCCGTCGATGCCGACGAATCACCCCACTTGACAGTGGCGGTCCTAGCCGACGCGCTGGTGTTGCATATATGGAGGCAGGCGACAACAGCCCCCTCCTTGCCGGCCGTGAACATCGTTGCCTCGCTCGTATTGGCGGGGGCTATCGATATAAGGCGGCGCGGGCCTCTTAGTTCAACCAAGCCCGTCACCACATACCTCCATCACGATGATAAATTGACAAGCCAACTGCGTTGTCCCACGTTGAGCCCGCCGGTATTTTGATACGAAACCTGTGCAGACGGCCACTGACTTGCGTTGACGCGAACGGGTGTGCGGTTTCCTTGGCGACATACGCACCGAATGATGGAGTTGCACCCTGTGTTTCAATTCCTGAAATAGCGACCGACCAGTCGTTGCTGCCGACTAACGCCGCGACGCGCTCTGTCACAGCACGGCGGGGGTATCGGAGCGCCCTATCCTCTGTCTCTAGGATTGCCTGCAGGTTGGCCCCGTCAAAGAAACCAAACTCATAGGATGAGTTAAACCCGGCGAATGCCGGGATGCCGCCGCGCCAGAACCGGCTGTCAGGGCCATATGGGGAGTTGTCCACGTTGTACTGGGTGACGACAGCAGCGGTGCTGTCCACATCGTATCCGGGTGTGGCGACCGAGCTTAGAAGAAGGGCGTCGAGGCCGGGGGCGTAGCACCAGCGATCAAGCTGATAGTCGTAGCCCATCACCTCGTTGGAGGAAACTCCGGTCTTAAACCGGAACCATACGATCTTGTTAAATGGGTCGCGCTGTGCCGACACGCGGTCCCACTGTGACGACAGTGCTGTGTTGAAGAAGAACTTGTCAACTCGTTCTGCCCCGATGGGGCGACTTTCGAGCCCGCGATAAAATCCGTCTTCTGTCAGGTAGATGAAATCGTTTGGGGCTATACTCACAATCGACCGGGGCGCGAAAGCCCCGCGATCTGGCACGAGCGTCTGGAAGCGAAATACCGTCCCGGCGGAACTGTCAAATTGCATACCGGAGATGCGTCTCTCTTGGATTAAGAGGGCGTCACGATACTGCGGGAGAATGCCTTGAATTTTCCCGCCAGCGGGTATCTCTTGCTCGTCAGATCCTCGCTCTTGGATTGTCCAGCTTGTTGCGTCATTCACCCCGCTCCACTTTAGTAGGCGCTCGTTAAGGCCATCCCCAGTGTCGACAGCCCCAAACACAAGGAAGTCACCCACCGCAGCGACGTGGCGAGCCTCAAAGCTGGCGTTTGTCAGGGCTGCAAACTGCGTCCCAGTGTTTACATCGATGAATTGGGGGACAGTAGAGCCAATCGCCGTGGCAACCAAAATCGAGCCGAATAGGGCAAAACTCCAATACTCGTCGTCTGCGAGGCTGTAATCTCCACCTACCGCCCGCGTAACATCGTTATAGGCATAGTTAGCGGTTGATATTTCATATAGCTTGGCTGGCGTGCCAAAATATACCTTGTATACGCCGTTATCATTTTTAACGGATATCATGCCGCGAGGCTCTGCGGCGGCGGCTCCACCCACCGACGAGAAGCCTTTGATCGGCCCCCACCCGTCCATCGTCGGCATGCAATTTACCGTGTAAGCGGAGGCTTGTGGGTTGAAGCGCGACTGATCTGGCGCAAACATCCCGAACGGAACGATCTGCGGGTTATTGTAGGTGACCGTCACTTAGAACCGCGTCGGGATAAGCCTGTTCCCCGCCTTCCGCCTGTTTGTCTTGGTGTAGTGGATGTCAAGCTGCGCCTGTGACGCCTGATTAAATATGCGAGATCTATCTATCTCGTCGGTATGAGAGGCATAGATGAACTCTAGGGCCTTGAACATGACAAGGTCGTAGGCGCTCACCATCCACGGGTTTGACGCCTCGCCGTCAGTAGCAGGGGCAGCCGGGACATAGTTGCCGATTATGGTGATCGTATAGGCGTCGTCCGGCTTGGGGTAGATGCCAATTGAACTCTCGAACCATACCCAGTGCGTAGGCTGGCCGGTGCTTGTATTACCATCTTGGAGGATCTCGAACTCAGAGATATCGGTGATCTTGCACAATGGGTAATCGGTATTCGATATGCGTATCTGCGCCGAATAGATATCGGACATGAGCCCAATATCTGCATCGTCGGACGATGTGTAGTAGACCTGTGAGGCTACGGTCGCAAAGCTCTTGCTTTTGGTTTCCATGAACCAAAGCTTCTCATTGCGGAAGATGTCGATAGCGTGATCTATTGCCTGACCAACCTCGGTGGTAAGGTCAGTCCTTTTTAGGATGCTCTCCATCTCCGTTATCATCGCCGTTTTTGTCGTCATCTTCTACCTTTTCACAGATGGCGAACTCACGGTTTCGGAGGTTTACGAGCTTGGTCGCCTTGAAGCCGAAAGCCTCTACACGCTCGACTAGCCGCTGTCCGTCAATATCGTCAACGTCATCTAATACCACAACTTTTGCCCGTTTGACAAGGTTTGGAAGCCTGTCAAGAATGCGGGATCTCTGGTCAACCTCTTCACGACGCGGACCATCTATAAGCACCATATCATAACGGTAGTCGGTTTCAAAGTCATACCACTTACCCTCACCGGGTATTGACTTTAGCGAGGTATATTTGACCGGGTTTTTCTTCGCGACATCAATGCCACAATATCGTAGGAACTCTTCTGTTTTAGCCCCCCAGATAGGTTCCGACTCCAGCGCTGTCACGATCTCCAATCCCGCAGCCAAGAATGCCGCAGTTGAAAGCCCGGAGCCTGTTTCGAATACGGAGTTGATATCAGGGCGATCTGCAAGCTCAAAGAGAACTGCCAGCATTCCCTCGTCCACAGCCCAAGGCTTATTCCCGAACGCAGCAGCAAG